TCTGCAAAGTGTATTGGATCGACCATACATTTTTTATATTCACGTAAAAGCTCCGGGGTCCATGCTTGTTGAACGCCATCTCTTTTTACATTAGGATTCCCTAGATACGTCTCGTTCTGGCGTAACATCAACTATATCATCTCCATTCTGTAGAAGGCGTTGTATATCAGCAGTAGAGCCAAGAAAAACATTATTAGTTTGTTGACCAATTTGTGGCTGTTTTGCTTCTTCTTCTGCTTTTTGCAACAAGTCCTTTTGTTTTTTGTTCAAATCCATCAATTTGTCATTGACATCTGATGTATTTTTAATTAATCCAGCTAAAACTTCATACGCTCTTGGATGCTCGCTTTCTCGGGCTACTTCGATCATAGACTCTAAGGCATCTTTACCTTTTTCTACAAGTTCGTAATACGTTTGACGAGAATACTCGTAATCATTTTTTAAATTATCTGGATTGTCACTCATTATATTTACCTATTATAAGGCTGCTATCCGTGTTTGGAAATCTGCAAAGTCAGCGCTTGCAGCTGTCACTGATTTTAAAGTTGCTAGACTTATATATGTAGTTCCTGCACTAGTCAAAGTTAGATACGTATTGCTAGCATCAACCTTCGTTAAATAATTATTTTCAACTGTCGTAATTTGACCTTCAAGATCAGTAAAATTAGCATCAAGCTCAGCGTGAGTTAATTCACTTCCCTTTACAAGTCTTTTTGTAATTGCCATTTATTTCTCCTATGAGACAATAGTATTAAAACCAAAATCACTATCTGCGCTTACGCCTATCGGTGTTGGCGTAGATGTAATTCTTTCGGTTCGAGATGCTGAATCGTTTATTGATGCCAGGTCTGTAAATAGATCAACCTGTGATTGTGTAATAACTGCACTTTCTGCTTCTAACGGTCCATAATATTGTAATTTCATTTCAAAACTTATAGTGTATATAATTGTTCTACGTGATTGCAATGATCCATCGTAATCATCAGTAAAATCAACACTTTGTATAATAATTGGTATGTCTTCTACAAAGTCTGGGTATTTTGAAGAAAACGGCTTTATAGTAACAGTATATTGCGGATTAAATGTTGGCAATATCTGTTCTACAATTTGCAATGCGTCATCATGAGCCTTAGCATATATGTTCAATGTAAATGTAATATTATACGGCACAGGAGAGTACATCTTTGTGCGTTTAGTAACAGCACTACCAGGCTGAGAAAAATTACTTAACTTAGTCAATTGACGAGTTGTATCGTATTGTATTCCAGTAATTTCAAACGATGCTCTTGGTAACTTAATAGCTACCTTTTCTCCTCCATCTTGCAAGTCTGGGTTTTCTCGTACTCTTTCTAAATATTTTTCTTTTGGTGCATAAGCCAATGGCAACTTAACAGTACTAATTGTAGCACCAGCTGCATTCTTACGAAGAACGTATAGGTTATTAAACAATCTACCAAATATAGCAACTGCTTTTCTAGTCTTACTATGGTAGAAATATGTACCAAACATTAACGATTCTCCAATATATCTTTCATCATATCACTAGCAGTCTTTGTAAAAAGACATGGCACAATAGCATGTACAATTAAAACTGGCACTAGAATTTGCAATTTTATTGCAATTATTAATGCACCTATCATATGTTGAAATCCATTTTCTTTTACATCTTTTAAATGTTCTTTGCACTTTTTACTAAACATTAGTTATTCTCCGTGTCACCAAATGGGTTATCTTCAGAAAAATCTAAGAAATCATCAGATATTGTTGAAAAATCTATATTTTGTTCATTATTTGAAATACGATTTTCTTCCGAAATGGCAGTAGTATATAAACCTCTTGGACTGTTTAATGTTGTATTTATTACATCTCCATTTATTATAAATTCTTTGAATGCTCCATTATCTGCACCAACGTGAGTCAAAAACAAATATCTATTAGAATCTCCATCAGAATCTAATCTATATCCAGTGACTTCTCCTCGAATTGTAGTGGTTGGTAATACTTGCCTAATATTATCTCCAACCCTATAATTACTATCAATTGTTGTATTTCCTCCAACAAATGTCACATTAGGAATAGTAGTATAACCAAATCCTCCGCTATCTAATATAATTTGATTTACTTCATTACTTGAAGAATCAATAAGAGCTCTTCCTGTAGCTCTCTTATAATCAAATTGTTGATTTATAACTGGTGTTGCTCCTTCATAAAAATCATCTGCAGAATCTTGTACAGTAGTTGGAGTAAATGCAACCTTACCAGATTTTACAGTAAATTGATAATTATCTAATCTGCCAGTAAATGATTTATTTAGATTTGAATCTAATGCAAATGTTCCTCCTCCATAATCTAGTTTTGGATTTGGTGATATATTTGTAGAATCATAACCAATATTAATAGTGTCGCCTGAATCGTAGAAGAATTGATTATTCGTTGATACTCCCATTGCAACTACAGCTGCCGATTGGTTATCAAGAGATAATCTTAAATCATTATGATTTGTTTCTACTTTAACAAAATGCCAATTATTTTTTGTTAGAAGCGGTAAATTAATTCGTGTTGCAGCAATATTATCTGTTTGTGCTGAATCTTTCTGGCTTGAATCAACTCTATAAGCAAATGCTAATCTATCATTATTTGTGATGTATAATCTAAAATCAGAATTCCACAATAAGGTTCTTGGTTGTACAGAATCTAAATAAATCCAAAACGATTGCATAACAAAACTATTTGAGTCTTGCCCATAATCGCTATCAATCGATCCCATTACTGATTTTGAAGTTCCTGTAGAATCATGTAATAAAGATCCTACACCAAATTTTGCAAATGAGCTATCAATTGCTGCTAAATTAGCACTATCATAAAATGGTGCATCAATTATTATCGTCGGATTTGACGTATAATATGTTCCTGAATCGACAAGTGTAAGACTATTAACTATACCCATTATGTAATACTCGCTGTTGCTGTTGCATTTTTAGGAGCTTGTAGTGTAAGAACGTGTGTATGAGATCCACTTCTTTCAATTGCATCAATTTCCACGTTATCTGTATCAAAATCTTCGCCATTATATTCAAACAGCTGACAACGTAATTTATATACAGGAATATCTTCAATTTGATAAAATGGTTGTTCATGCTCAACATGCATAACTTGAAACATTTTCTTAGTAAGCGGAAGATAAATTAAATCACCTTCTTCTGGCCTTACTGCGGTCATGTCATTATCATATCTTTTTACTTGATTTTCCCACCTATTTCGAGAAACAATAAACGTTGCCTCATCTCTAATTTCAACACCAAAACGAGTAAATAGATCACCTTCGCCTTCAAATCCAGCTACGTTCTCTATATACATTTCTATTTTGTGTGATGAATTATAAGACGATTCTACATCTGCACCAAAAATAGTATCATAATTTACAATATCACGAGGAATATAATAAACATCTTGACCATATATCTTAAGAGCCTCAATTACGAGGTTCTCATATAAGGTCATTTCTGATCTTACTTTTTCGGAGAAGTAAAAGTTACGAGCCATTTATCCCACCATCAAGGGTGCACCAAATGAGAAATCTTCGTGTAGACGCTCTTTTAGTCTCTCGATTTCTGCATTGGCATCATCATATAATTGTCTTCCATTAAAAGTGACTCCTCCAGGTAATTGTACTCCTTCAAACTTTAATAAATTCATGCCCCACTGTTGCTTAATAAGTGCCGTGGCATAATCTTTTAACCACCAATCATTCCAAACTGTTGTATTAGCTGCAGTATCTACAGCACTATAAACATCTAAAATTAAATATTCTCCAATCTGCAAATCATCATCAACAAAGTCACCATAAATAAATAATTTACTTCCATGTCTTTGCCACTGAATTTGTGGTAAACCATTTAATTTTGAATCTAGCATAGCTAAATATTGTTGCATTTGTTCGTAATATGCTAAATCACCAGCAAAATTTTGCAAGTCAGCAATATCATTTAACATCATTTGATACTTAATATCAAAGAAATTGGTAGAGGTACCAAACGCTGAAGATATTGGGAACATTTTATTGACAAACAATACATTACTAGGCACAGTAATAAATTCATTTGTTTTATCGGTAGCAGTAATTAAATGCTTTACATAACCTCGCACAGTCGCATCATAATGATACTCTTGCCAATACTGCAAGGCTTCATCGATACGATCTTCGATTTGGTCTTCATCGACATTAATTTCGAGAACTGGATCACCAAGTTTTCGTTTACAATAATCGATTAATGTATCTCTGGAATTAGGTACAGCCATAAAATAGTCTCCGATTAAAATTATCTAAGACTATTTATATGTTTTTTATTCTTTATCCTACAAATAATGCTGTCGGTGGAGTAAAGCTAGTTGTATATTTTGCATATTCTGATATCATTAAATCTTGAATATACCCTGTAAAATTATAGTCACTAACTACTGGATTATATGCACCAATATTCATTGGAAACTGTACCCCAAAATTACTTAGGCCAGCATAATTAGTACTACTTACTCTTTCAGTGCCATCAAGATACATTTTTATTGTAGTTCCATTTTTAACAAAAGCAAGATGATACCATGTAGAATGGCTAACTAATCCAGTGGAGCTATATACACCTCCTGAAGAACCACTAAACCCAATTTTAGCAGGATAGTCGTTATTCATTAAAAGAGGACTCCAAGCAAGCCCGTCCCAGCTATTAGAAAAAGCTAATATAGCTTTATAGGCGTGACTGAAATACTCCCAATAGAACCAACACTCACATGTGAAATTACCTTGGGTGTTAAAATCATAAGTACCTGATGGTGCAGATAAAACACCAGCTGCATTGCCAGTATATAAAGAAGAAGCACCAGTAAATTTCCTTTGAGTATTTGATACAGTAGGTGTGCCAATTTTATTAAATCTAGTTGTTGCACCAGTGTCCCAATATTGACTTTTATTATTACATGTAAGCAATACAGTACCAGAAATTGCAGTCAAAGGTGCAGTTGGTGGAGTAAAGTTAGTTGTATAAACTCCAGTTCCTTTTACAATTCTTAAGTCGCTTATATATCCTTCATAATTATAACCACCTCCGCCGTACTGACCTATATTAAGTGTAGCCGCGGAAGAGTTTAGATTATCTGTGCCAGTAGCAACTAGTTTTCCGTTTGAGTACATTTTTGTTGTATTGCTAATTCTTGTCACAGCTAGATGATGCCATGTATTATAAACGATTGGTGCACCATTACTATATAGATCAGTTGTGCTATCGGTAAGATTAATATAAGTTAGCTTATCAGTTACTAAACGGAAGATTATTCCATTCGATCCAAGATCTACAATGTAGTTATTACCTTGTCCATGCTCAGTTGTTGTCCAACTCCAAAATTCAACTGTCCAATCACCAGTGCCAAATCCAAAATCAGCACTAGAACTCGCAGTAATAACTCCTGGATTGCTTTCGCCATGTATGCCATAGAGAAATACAGAACCGCCATGAGCTGTTTTTGCATATGCTTCAGGAAGATCGTACGGACCACTTCTATCAACCTTTGTATTACCAGCAACAGTTAAAGCATGTAAATTAGTTGAACCATCAGCAATATAAGGAGCATGACATGCTAATAATGATGTACCACTAATTGCAGTTAATGAGGCTGTAGGTGGACTAAATGTTGATGTATATACTGCAGTACCTTTGACAACCCTCACATCTCTAATATAACCATTAAAGTAGCCATTGGCTGCGATATCATAACCTATACGTGTTCCAGAATTTGCATCGTTTTGATTGAAAGTGGTGCTATTTGTTGCTGAGTCTCTTTCAACACCATTCACAAATAGTTTTAAGCTTGTGCCGCTTCGTGTAACTGCTACATGATACCAAATACCATTCGTCACGCCTTCTATATATGATAGTAGGAATGAACTATGAAAAAATCCTATAGCTCCATTACTATTAGTAACGTAAATACTCCATCCATTAGAGCCGCTACCATTACCACCAATTAAAGTAGCATATGTTCCGCCTGCGTCTGCAGATTTTCTAAACCACAATTCAATAGTAAAGTCACCATCTAGTTCAAAACCATTATCATCTGGAATTCCGATATAATCACCGCTACCATCAAAATAAGTACTATACCCGCCAGGGTGGTAGGGTGAAAACGAGTGTGAATATACTCCTCCAGCTTCTGCAAGAGAATGAGAAGATGTTGATACATCAACTTGATTATCAGTAGCTGACGCATCAGCTTGTAGTAATAGTTCAGTATGTCTAGAATTAGCAATTGAAAATGTTAAGTTAAATGTAGTAGTTCCAGATGCAAAAGAAATTCCATCAGATACTTTAAATGTCAATGTTGAAGCTGCTGTTGTTGCGCTATCTTCAGTAAGTGGTGTTATTGTAAATACGCTTGAATCTTGGCTAATCGTAGCAAGTCCGCCAAAGTTTCCATCAGAGTCTACGGTAAATGTTAAATTAGCATCAGCATTATCAGAGTCTGTGCCTGTTAATGTTATTGTACTTGTTGTAGTGCCATCTTTTGCTAAAGTAATAGCACCAGTAGGGCTAATTGTTAACGAAGGAGTAGCATTAATAAGAGCTACGTTATACCAACCAGATCCATTTGAAATATACATTCTGCTATTTTCAGTTACATAAGCTTGATCGCCTGAACTTAGACTGGTCGTAGGCAAATCATTAATAGTTGAATAAACGGTTAAGCCGCCATCAACTAAATTTCCACTGCCATCTACTAAGTTGGCCATTGAACGATTTATACTCATGCTATCCACCTCTGGGCATTTGTGCTACCTCCTCCACTTGCATTTTCTGCAGAATCTAGTGAAGCACGTAAAGTAACTATTAAAGCGTTTGCTGAGTCAAGAGATGATTGACTTGCACCTCCCCCAGCTACAGATGTTATTAATAAATTATCAGAATCTCCAAAACCAAGGATTATATCTATGCCGGAAACACTATCATACATTAACAGATCGCGATCTGTATTAAATATAATACCTGGTCCTGTAGAATCTATAGGTCTATTTAAAAGAACATCGGCCAATTATTACTCGCCTTTACCCTCTGGGAACAAATAACATGCATTTCTGTACAATTGATCAT